TCTTTCCAGTTTCCGTTTTCGAATGGGGTGGAGTTGTTAAAATAAGAGGGCATAAAGAAATTAGCCACATTAATGGAAACTAAATTACAAGATTTATTTCCTAAGAGGGGTTGCTCGCCACATGTATTGGTAGCAATAATACGACCGTATTCTTCCGTAACATGGTTATCACGATTAATGGTGTCGAGAAAAACCATACCCGGTTCACCATTCCTCCATGCCCCGTAGACAATTTTACTGAAAACGTCACGAGCATCTAATTCTCCTACAACTTCATTATTTCGAGGATTGATTAGAGGGTAATTCATCCCCGCCCTAACCGCTTTCATGAAATCATTTGTAACCCCAACAGAAATATTAAAGTTATGAATATCCCCTTCAACGGATTTACAAGTAATAAATTCTAAAATATCAGGATGATGGATGTCCATAACCGCCATGTTCGCACCATCACGTTTTCCCCCCTGAGTAATCATAGACGATACTCGTGATAATGTTTTAAGAACTTCTATAGGCCCACACGAAATACCGTGTGTGGTTTTAATCTGGTCTCCTTTGGGACGTAGGTTAGATAAAGCAAATCCTGTACCACCCCCAAATTTCTGAACCATTGCTGTATCATGTGCAGCTTTCATTATCCCTTCCATACTATCTTCGAGAGGTAGAACAAAACACGCAGACAGGGTACCTTGTTTAGTTCCAGCATTCATTAATGTTGGGGAATTAGGGATAAAATCTAAATTAGACATAATGGTATAAAACTCATTAGAGGTGAGTTGAACATCAATATCTAATTTACCGTATTGCTTTTCAACGGCAGCAATCGCATCCGCAACACGGCGAAACATCGCAGGGGCATCTTCTACTATTTCATTAGAATCGTCCTTTAAAAAATATCTTTTCTTGGCGACTATCTCAGCTTGTGAACTCAGGGTAATGGGTATGGTTCCGATAGTATCCGTTAGTGTCATAGTTGTTGCCATTTATTTCTCCTACCCTCTGTATCCACAGTATAAACATAATTTACGTTCCATTACCCAAAAACTTGGCTGGCATACCCCCTCGGAACAACCGGGGTTAAGATGCTCTTCTGATTCTTCTACCGGGTTAACGCTTTTATAGTTTAGCATTTTATCTAACCGTTCCGCAACCCCTTTGTCTATACCGTCTTTTCCTGCCCTACCTTCAGGGGTCTCGCCGGGTGCTACCGCCTCAATCCAATCGGAAGTGCTTCCTAAAGTTTCATACTTAAAAATTGTAGTTTCCCAAGCAGCTTGTACAGCCATGGCAATAGAAAAGAAAGCATCCCCATGACCCATCGGTGTCACGGGCGCTTTCAAATCATTATTTACAGAAATAATCTGTTGAGTTTGTCGTTCATCTTTTAACAGTCTCAGTTTATCGCCATGAACATATTGTTCCATGATCTGCGACATTGTGTGTTTACTTTTAAGAGTAAACGACATAGGATGCCATACTTGGGCTAAACCACGATCTTCTAATTCTCCTCTTGTATTATCAATATACCCTTTTTCTAGCTGAAAGTTTTGTGAAACTTCGTTCAAAAACTGTATTTGATCAGAGTAATTCCAACCGTCTAACCACGTTTGATTTAGTTGTCGCAATTCGTCACCTATCCGACTAAAAATTACAAGGTGGGAAGGGTGGCGCTTTTTCCCAACATCAAACCCCGCAAACAATTGCTCATTGGGTTGTCTCTCATATTTTGTATATGCGCTAAAATCTCGTAAATTTTCATCTTCACACTTTATAATATCTTCTCGATTAAAATAAGACTCCGTTTGAAATGCTGGTTGCAATAAAAATTCCGAGGCAAAAGATTTTGGGCGAGCTTTTTGCTGTGCTAACAACCATTCCTCAGAATATAAATCTGGCATAAGTACACGACGAGTTGGAGTAGGATCAAAGGCGGGAAGCACACGGGACATAAACCTATCATCTCTTTGCAACTTAGATAATAAATCGTCGGGTAACATGGGAGTCCCTAATACAATTACAGGGGCTTCTTGATTTGGGATAAACATAGTTTCGGTCATAAAGTGATCTTCGATTTTATTCATTTCTCCTAGTTGTAATGGGTTCTCTGGGTCTCGCAAAATATCATCAGCAATTAATGCTCCATTAACATGCATACCTCTTTTGAAAGAAAATAACCCACCATGTAAAATTTCAACAGGTTTATTATTTAACGTATATCGGAACTGGAATTCCGCGCGAGTGTTCCTAGCTGTTAACATATCCATTAAAATTGGATTGCGTTGTACAGCTTTGTTTATTTCTGATATATGGTACCGAGCCATAGTATCACTATACGATAGATATAAAATAGATGTATCTCGCTTCGCTTTCAGTAAACGCCATAAACTAAAGGCGTGTCCTAATAGGGTGCTTTTAAAATGAAAGCGTGGAAGTATCGCAACGTAATTCATGCGTTCCTCTACTGCCCTCTCCGCATCGTCGGCAATGACTCCAACGTGCCATGAATCAAATAACTCTGGTCTATCAAAACTTTTAGACCAAATTTTGGTAATGAACTCGTGAAAACTACCTATCTTTGTTCGTTGGGTTGACGTTAAACCTTTAGATAATCTATCTAACGCATCGGCTACAGTAACGACTTCATCTCTAGGGGTGGTCATTATTTATCTGAACCTGACTGTTGGAGAATACCTTGAAATCTTCCTGAGATTCTACCAATAATTACGGGGTCTTCAATTTCTTCTACTAAAACATTTAAAATATCTTGCACAAATTGGATGTTAATTAAACCCTTCATAGTCTCCCGTTCACCCTGAATACCCATATCAATAGTACGGGAGGCTGTACCAGCATCGTGGAACTCTAATCCGTCTAAATCATCTTCAGCTTTATGGCGAATCTTCTCGTATACGTCAAGATGTTCGGTATGTAGCCGCGCGAATCTTTGGCTTTCCGTTTCCATAATAGCGGTAGAAGCTTTACTGTGTACCTCTAAACGTTTCTCATCCCAATTAAATTTTCTCGACCAAGAATAGATCGTGGATATTGTAACATCTACGTCAAATTTTTCGGAAATTTTTTCTGTTATGTCTTTCGCTGTATGCCCTCCAGAGACATATAAACCCATAGCCTCTAATCTAACTTCGGATGATATTTTTTTAGGCATTAATGCATCCCGAAGGCTTCAGTGCCATGTTCCGAACTTTGGGAATCAATGTTACCTCCATGGGGCGTACCGTCTGATTGCAGTAACTTGCTAAAGTCCATATATCCTGTCTTATTAGTGGCTGCATTGAAGCAAGCTGGTACTTTAAATTTGGCTCCGTTAGAAAAGAATTCTCGATACTCTACCCCAATTTCATCTCTTGTGCAAACTCCCTGCCAAACATTTTCTCGTTCACTGATTGGCTTATAGTTGCTGTTTTTTCTAATCGTACCCGTTGTACGTTGGGTGTCCTCAAACTGTTTATTGTTTACACAGTCCAAATACTTACACCACACGACCACACCCCGCTGTTTTCTGAATTCCTCGAATGACATACCAGAAGGCAGCTTATCTTCATAGGTTACCGTCTCTAGTTCTCTACCGGGACTCATATAAAAGGTCTTTGGCTTTTCTATCTTAGGCATTTATTTCTCCTCTTCTTTTCGCCCACAAAGCGATACAGGCAGCATCTGCATAATCTTGTTCGGGAAATATATCCCCCCACTTGTCTACAGCATATTTTTTAATATCGGGTTTACTTGAGTTACCCTTACCCAAAATTTGTTTTTTCCAACTACGATTATCAACAGGATAACAAAGGATTCCCTTAGTATGTAACATGTATTTCGCAACACTTACCACGCCAGAAATTTCCATAGTAGTCTTGGCGTTTTGTATATAAATTGCCGCCTCTATTGCAGAACACTGTATTCCATTATACTCTAATTCTTCGTTAAGGTACACCCCAAAATTATCAAATATTTGAAAAAGTCGATTATCAAAATCATCTTTAGGAGTTGAATGAAATTTTAACTTAGAAACTATTTCTTCTAGATCATTAACGATAACTCCATGTACCGCTTTAGAAGAACAATCTAATCCTAAATAATTCATCGTTGGCGATCTCCCATAGTTCGTAATCCTACAACTCGTGAAACAGACGCATATGCTTTATCGTAAGCTTTCAGCGTTCCAGTTAGTTGTTTCACCGCCGCCTCTGTTTCAATAACTTCTTTACGTAACTCCCATAATTGTGGATATGAATTTAAGGATTCACCTCGTAGTTCTTCTCTGGTTGGTTTCTTCTTCCCATTCTCTTCTCTATCAGTGGCTATCTTATTCATAGCTTTTGCTAAACCATCATCAAAAGCCGCTTGGAGTGCGGACAGGGTACTGTCAAGTTTTGCAACTTCAGCTTCAAGGTAACTTGTATAGCCCCCAAACATAGCTAAATAACTTTCAAGACCCTCGTTTGAAGTCGATGCATAATCACCTAAAGGTAACTTTGGAAGATTGGAAATATCAACATCAAAAGAGGAAACCTGTAAGTCGGCTTTCAGTCTACGTCGGACATTGCCTAACGCTTTCATTGGAGTCCAGTTTTCTGACTTATCCCCCTCTTTATACTCAACCATTTTTCACTCCTTTACACTTACACCAAACATCGCCGGTACAGGTGTCTGGTAACTTTGTCATATTCATAATGTTAATGCATCGTTCTAACAACGTTTCCCAAACTTTTATATCTCTCTCAACTTTAAAAGCCTTTAATTTCTGATCATTTTTATTCTCATACAATACAATTCCATAATCTTTATTTAGTAAGTTTAG